CAAATATACAAAAAAACTATCAACATAGGCAGAATTATTGATATTTAATAATTTCGAATGCACTTTGTTATTATTGTTTGGTGTATCATTGACATTTTGTTGTTCGATGGAAGGTAAGTTATATAAATATGTTTGTTCTTGTAAATTATTATTGTCCGTCATATGATATTTACCGGTCATAAATTTAATAGGATCCAATAATGGTGCAAATTTCATAAATACAACCTTATCTTTTGATTTTTGATTCACTACATTTTTAATTCTACAATTGTACAAGCATTGATTTATATAATTATCTTCAGTCATGTCATCGTCCTCGCTTTTTACATCATCATTATCATCATCATCATCATGATCATCATCATCATAAAGTGAATAAACATTACTAATAAACCATTTATTATTAAGATTTATATTATTGTAATTTTGTAAATTCAATGAGAAAAATCTTGAATAAATAGGAATATAGTTTTGTAATTTAGAAACATTGGCAATTTTTTCTAAACTTTGAAATAGTTCAGTGTTTTTGCGCTTTTGATAGTTAATATTGAATAATTCTTGATTTTGCTCGGCGTTATTATTAATATTATTAGACATATTATTAGGTAAATATAATAAAAAAAACACTCGATTTTAACTAATATTTTTCTAAACATTTATTCGAGTTCTTTATTTGCGTAAGTTCAAAAATATTAATTTTTATGAAGTATATAGACATATCTATACCACATAAAATAGACATAATCTTACAATGTCGCTAGAATTGAGAAAATTTGACATGAAAAATATTAGTTTTAAGCCTAATGAAAATAAAGGCCCGGTAGTAGTATTAATTGGTCGTCGTGATACAGGTAAAAGTTTTTTAGTAAAAGATTTGCTCTATTATCATCAGGATATTCCTGTAGGCAGTGTTATTTCAGGTACAGAAGAAGGTAATGGTTTCTATGGTAAAATGGTACCAAAATTATTTATTCACAATGAATACAATACCGCAATCATTGAAAATATATTGAAAAGACAAAAAACAATTTTGAAACAAATTAAAAAGGAAATAGAAACATTCAAACGTAGTACAATTGATGCCAGGACATTTGCAATTTTAGATGATTGTTTATATGATAATACATGGGCGAGAGATAAAATGATGCGTCTTCTTTTTATGAATGGTAGACATTGGAAAATCATGTTGATTATTACTATGCAATATCCGCTAGGTATTCCTCCATCTCTGCGAACCAACATAGATTATGTATTTATTTTGAGAGAACCGTATATAGCAAATCGACGCAGAATTTTCGATAATTATGCGGGTATGTTTCCAACATTTGAATCCTTTTGTCAAGTGATGGATCAATGTACCGAAAATTATGAGTGTTTAGTCATAAACAACAATGCAAAATCAAATAAATTACAAGACCAGGTGTTTTGGTACAAAGCGGACAGTCATAATGATTTTAAACTGGGATCAAAAGAATTCTGGGAATTATCCAAAGATATGGGGTCGGATGATGAGGAAGAAAAATATGATCCGAATAATATGAAAAAACGTGGTGGAGGGCCAAAAATTAGTGTGAAAAAGACAAAGTGGTAATAGTGTGAGTGTGACTTGATATGATTTACGTATTAAAATAGAGTACAACTACTCCTTGATATCCTTGGCCTGGAGGAGTAGTTGAATAATTTAAACCATCATAATCACCACCACCTCCTCCACCTCCTCCACCATAACCAGTACCATTTGCACCGCTACCTGGATTTCCACCGTTTCCGCCAAAAGGAGAACCACCTGTTCCACCAGTAGCATTTTTTTCAACTGCCGCACTACCACCACCACCGCCACCACCACCATAATTACTATTTGATGAGCTACCACCTTGACTACCTGGTAGAGGATTTGGTTCTACAATCCCATTATTACCACCAATTCCTCCAGCACCTCCATTACCACTTCCACCACCACCTGAACTACCTCCTCCACCTGAACCATTTTTATTCGCACTATAACCGTTGTATCCTGAATTAGCTGAGATATTAATACTATCACCTATGATAGATGACGCGCTACCAATAGATGATGAGCTAGTGGTAGGTTGTCCAACTGTTATATTATATAAAATATTTGGGTTAAATAGAGTAGTATTGGCAACAATGCTTCCACCACCTCCACCACCTCCACCATTTACATAAATATTGGCATTATTAAAAGAATCACCTCCATAACCACCCGGTCCAACTACTTCACTATATATTTGCACATTTGTATTACTGGTAATTTGAAATGTACCATAACTAGCATCAAATGTTAAAATAGTATTATACGATCCATCACTTGTAACTGTAGCTCTAGTTTGAGTATATGTTATTATAGGAGCAAATATTTGATTCAAGTCTTTACTAATTCCACTACTGCCATAATTTTCAACTATATAATTTGTAGATGTATCATATGAACTACCATTATTAATTGCAAATATTTGATTTAAATCTGTTTGCCCAGTAATACCTGCATAATTATTTACCACAAACCCAGTAGCAGAAGCATCCATACCACCAGTATATGGTGCAAATACTTTGTTTAAATCGACAAATGTCCCTGAATTATCAATGTAATAATTGGTTGGTGCATAGATCTGTATTTGTGATACGGTATTATTATTATAATTTGCAACCCACACATTTGTACCATCCGATGAAATTCCAAATGGGGTTTGCCCAACTGGAATTGTTGCTACAACTGTACCACTAGATATACTGATTTGTGATACATTATTATCATTCTGATTTGTAACCCACACATATGTACCATCTGATGAAATTCCATATGGATTGTTACCAACATCAATAGTAGCGACAACTTTACCACTAGATATATTGATTTGTGATACGTTATTACTATCAAAATTTGCAACCCACACATATGTACCATCCGATGAAATTCCAATTGGATTGTTACTAACATCAATAGTAGCGACAACTGTATCACTAGATATATTGATTTCTGATACGGTTTTACTTCCACCATTTGCAACCCACACATATGTACTATCCGATGAAATTCCATATGGATATGCGTTCGTAGAAAGATCAATAGTATTTACAACTGCACTAGTAGATTTATTGATTTGTGATACGGTAGAATCAAAATTATTTGCAACCCACACATATGAAGCATCCGATGAAATTCCAAATGGGGTTTGCCCAACTGGAATTGTTGCGACAACTGTACCACTAGATATACTGATTTGTGATACATTATTATCATTCTGATTTGTAACCCACACATATGTACCATCTGATGAAATTCCATATGGATTGTTACTAACATCAATAGTAGCGATAACTTTACCACTTGATATATTGATTTGTGATACGTTATTACTAGTAAAATTTGCAACCCACACATATGTACCATCCGATGAAATTCCAATTGGATTGTTACTAACATCAATAGTAGCGACAACTGACATTTATGTAAATTTAATTGTAACTTTTATTATTATAAATATAAACATATAAATAATTTACAAAGATAATACATATTACAACCCAACACCCAAGATAATAAACAACCATAATGTCATTATTACTACATCCATCATCCATATACAAACAATTTCTTATCAATCAATTCAACCATCAAAATCCCACCACACCCACACCCAATTTACCTAAAGAATTATGTGATATCATAAAAAGTTTTTGTTTTTATGATACTGTTTCGTACCAAATAGTTTGCAATATCATTCGATTCAAAGTCGATATTTGCGATATTATCAACGAACATGTTATCAACAACGAACAACTATTTATTGATTATTTTGATGATGAAGACGAAGAAGATATACTCAACATAGATCATGCCACTGTGATCTACACAATACAAAAATACAATCCAATCGTACATCATTTTTATTTTTCTATGAACAATGTTATTGATTTATGTAAAAAATGCGGTAATTATATTACTTGTAAAACTCCTACTATTCCTATCTATATTCGCTGTACTTGTTAATCATCATTTTTTCATTCATTTCACTTATTTCACTTATTTCACTTATTTCACTTATTTATTAGCAAAAGGACCACTTACCAATAAACTTTGTCCATTATCAGATTTTCCAATAACAACATTTTCACTTTCAAATAATTCACTTCGAATATCAGAAACGGAAATTTCCTCTTTTTCTGCCCTTTCTACTAAAACAGTCTCTTGGGTATTCATATTAGCAATACCTACTAAATTACCCTCTTCATCAATTGATTGTGTTAATGCATTACCTGACTTCTCAGCGTTTTTAATATTTTCCTCTATAGCTTTCTGTTTTGTCTCTTTCAATCGTTGTTCAAATGCTGTCTTGGCATTTGTTTCATTTTTCACTTTTTCACTCATGAGTTTGTTGAGTTCCTCTTCCATATATTCAACACGGCCAGTCTTGTATGCCTCCGGATCCCATGGCATCCACATACCTACTGGACCAACAAATACATCATGATTAGGATCAACTTCTCTCAACATTTTACATCTTAATTCTGCTTCTTCCATGGAAGGATATATACCTCGTACCTTTAATCCACGAGTAGCAGTTTGAAAATTATATTTAATACCAAATGACTTTTCCAAATCATCTTCATTCTTATCTAAAAATGTCTTATAATCATCATCAATTGTATATTGAGTTAAAGCAACTTTTTCTTCCTTAACAAATTCTTCAAAATCCTTCATAACATCATCAAAAAGAAGATTGTATTTGAACGACACAAAATTCAAAAATTGGGTAAATTTTTCCATGGATTTATTGATTTCCCATTTCTTTAGGAATTCCTCAAAGAAAAAAGCTTCTTTTTGTTTTAAAATTTTTTCAGGAGAAACAAAAGAAACGCATACGAATTTTTGCCCTGCAATTGGTTTATCTTCTTCTAATAAATCTACATATTTAGGATTTACAGAACCATCACTATTTAACTTTCTCTCAAAAGCAGGTTCTTGTTTCTCTGCAACAGTTGTTTTTTTTGACTTTGTCTGTTTTGTTGTTGAAGATGTAGTTGTTTTAACCATGATTGATCTATTTTAATAATATTAAAAATATGTTTAATATGTTTAAGTTTTATTATATATTTTATTATCATTTAATTAAAATTATTAATAATTTTTTTTCTAATTAATTAATATAATGAGTGCTATGTTTGACGTTAATGAATTAATTAAACGCATTATAAAATACCTTGTTGAAGGTTTTATGGTTGCTATTGCTGCCTATGCCATCCCAAAACGTTCATTAAACATTGAAGAAATTCTTATGATTGCTTTAACTGCTGCTGCCACATTTAGTATCCTAGATACATACGTTCCAGCGATTGGTTTGACTGCTAGATCAGGTGCTGGACTAGGAATTGGAATGAACATGGTACATTTTCCTGGGGGATTTTAACTGCATATATGGTAAGGGATTATAATATATTTTTATAAAATCTAATAAAATTGATTTTATAAAATTAATATAAACGTATAGTAACAACATAACATAATAAAAATGCGATTTAAC